TGTTGCTGGCGTACAAAGTCTGCATATTGCTGAAATGGTTTGCCTTTTCCATCGCCCTGTATCCAATAAATGTTTTCTAATTCATCAGCTATTTGTTTTGCGTTCATTTTTCACTTGCCTTTCTTAGTATTGCTCTAGCAAAAATAATGTTTTGTTCGCCTGTGTCAGTTTCCATGCCACTCCAAATTTCAATTATTTCATCATCTGTTAGTGTTTTTGCTTTCAACGCCTCAATTTCGGCTTGTTGCTGGCGTAGCATGGTAATTTGTGTATATAAAAATTCTGCTGAAGTTTTCATTAAAAGGCCAACATTTTTATCATGTAAAACCCATTCATTTGCTAATTTATCCGCTAGTTCATTTGCGTTCATAACCACATACCTTTCTGGCCACGGTTGCCTTTTGACCATTGGTCCCATAGGTCGGCAGTAAGTGTGTGGCGCCGTTTATTAAACTTAGGGTTAGCAAAATAAGACCTGAACCCGACAAGGCCGAGTTGATGCCGATATTGAAGAAGCTGGCGTATTTCGCACTCATGCCTGTACCTTTCCAATTGCTTGGCTGATTCGCTGTCTATACTGGGCCATTGATTCGCCGGCGTAAGCATTTAATCCTAATTCCCGCCCTTTGGCGATAGTTAATTCATCATTACTATACCAAGGCAATGCTGGCCGTTTCATTTCTTTTGGGGTCATGTCCAATTCGTCAAGAAACCGTAATCCATTAATCCAACTGCTTGCGTGGGGAATAAATTCTGTTGCTGTTTCTTTTAACTTCCAATATGCAACGTGCTGTTCAATAGATTCAACACATTTTTCTTGGTCATCTTTTGAAAGCCGTTGAAATGCGGTTTGTGCGGCTTTCTTTGCTACTTTTCGTGGATATAACTTCCAAAACTGTTCAAACATTTTTAGTCCTTTTCATTCACGGTCACATAACCGTACTTGAATCATACTAAAGATTTCTTTAGAAGTATAGATATTTTATTATGTTGTATAAAAGCTACATTACCGTTTGGTGGACGAACCTAGCCCACCTGGTTCGCCTTCAACTGTTTTACCTGTTCGGAGCCACAGAACCCGCCAGTCGTTCAAGGAATCGGCACTAGCTTCGCCACCGACTTGTGTGCTGTTACATCCTTTATTCCCCCAGTAGCACTTTCGTCTTAGCCGCTGGTGGTGGTGAATCCCCAGCTAAGAACGGACAGCAAGTTTACATCAAATGTTTTTTAGTTCTGGCCAAATTAACCACCAATTGTTTGGAAACAACGTTTTTCTGGTGACTAAACCATGCGATTCTTTTTCGATTGTGGCGGCCATTGTTGTTAGGTGGCCAAACGGAATACTGTCGTTATTACGCCATTGACACACCGCCTGGACTGATACGCCACACAACTTAGCTACTTTTGCTGGCTTGCCCAATAGGTCAATGATTTGTGCATCTGTCATTTATTTTCCTCACGTGGTAAATATTGCTTTACTTTCGGTAAAGTTTACTTTAAATTCCTAAGTACGGCAATAGTGCCGTGATAAATAAAGGAGTTGACATGGATGAAATGGCCCAAGTAATGCAAGAGTTTGAAGAACGCTTAGAAGAAGCTTTGGAAAACATTGAACATGACTACGCATCACCAGACGATATTGCAGTAATTCGTGCGGCTTGCGGTAAGCCTAAACCTGTAAAGAATCAAGTATTAACGGAATTATTTAATGAATTTGGAACAATTTTTGGACAAGGATAAAAAAATGATAGTAGCTAAACAAAACAGTAGTGGTAGCACCGATTTCAAACTTCCACCCCCAGGAAGCTTTTTGGCACGTCTGTATCGCATTATTGATATTGGCACCCAAACAACTGAATGGATGGGTAAGAAAAAAATGCAACGCAAAATTATTTGTATGTTTGAGTTGCACGGTGAAGATAATGACGGCAATCCATTAGCTATGGACGATGGTAAGCCATTGGTTGTGTCAAAGCGATACACCCTTTCCCTAGATGAAAAAGCAACGCTACGCAAGGATTTAGAAGCTTGGCGGGGCAAAGAATTTACCCAAGCAGAACTTGATGGATTTAATCTTGAAGTATTGCTTGGAAAGTTTTGCATGGTGGCGATTACCCATTCAGATTACAACGATAAAAAATACGCCAACATTGCAAGCATCAGTCAAGTACCGGCCGCTATGAAAAAGTTAGGCGAACCAACCGGTATCAATGAATTGTTGATATTTAGCCTGGACCCATTTGACCAAGCTAAGTTCGACAAGTTGTCGGAAGGGTTGCAAAACCTGATTAAAAAGTCTGCTGAATACCGAAACACTTTTGAACCACATTCGGTATCAGTTCCCAGCGAATCAGAATTGGATGACGATATTCCATTCTAGAAAGGAAAAATGTATGAAACCAGCTATTAAATGTATTTTGACTGAAACCTACACCCTGAAAACACACCGGGAAGTTGGATACGATGATGAACAGGAAATAATTGGTTTCAGCATTGAAGATTTATCCCAGTTTACCAATGCCATTGTCCGTGAATGTGCGGACAGGGTGTTGGATTCTGACAACAGAAACTTAATTCTTAATCAATTAGGATAATTATGAAATGTATTGATTGCAAATGGTACGCTGGGCAAATCAGCGACCAATACGGAGTTTGCAAGCGTTTTCCCCACATAGAAAATAAATCACAGCAAGATTGGTGCGGCGAATTTAGTAACAAATTTGTTAATATGCCAGTCCATGTCGAATTTGAAGAAACAACTGAATACGACATTACAACTGATGAAATAAAACCTAAACGTGGAAAAAAACCAAAAAATGCTAGTTAAAGAACGGCAAAGTGAAAGTGGACATTGGTATGACCGCCAAGGCAATCCAGCCTATACAACCATTGGAAAAAATGGCAAAGAAAGAGGAACGACCTTACGTGATGCCCGCACCCTCAACCTATGTCCATCTGTCACAACAATATTGGGAGTTGCGGCACGGCCAGGCTTGGACCAATGGAAGCAACAACAGGTCCTATTAAGTGCTTTAACGCTTCCTAAAGCGGAAGGTGAAACGGAAGAATCATGGCTTGAAAGGGTTATGCTAGATTCCAAACAAACTGGCAAATTGGCGGCAGAACGTGGTACGGCTATTCATGCGACCATTCAGGCGTTTTTTGAAGGTCACTTGATACCAGAAGCCATTCCAATGTGCCGACCCGTGGAAGAAGCTTTAAACGCTTACTTTGGGCCACAACTTTGGTTGCCAGAACATTCATTTGCCCATGAATTAGGATTTGGCGGCAAATGCGATTTGTACGTTAAAGCCAATCATTTGTTTACCGGCATAGTGGTTGATATAAAAACCAAAGAAGGCGACTTGTCTAAAGTAGATATTTACCCGGAACACGGTATGCAATTAGCGGCGTACCGCATGGGTTTTAATATGCCCCAGGCACGTTGCGCCAATCTTTTTGTATCAAGTACTCATATAGGCCAAGTAAAGCTTATAGAACACGATTTAGCAGATTTAGACCGCTACTGGCTGATGTTCACCAAACTGTTAGAATTTTGGCAGTTGAAGAACAATCATAAATAAGGCGGTCAATGGGGCGTTGAAGGATGCAACAAGGTGGGAATTTTCCCCATTTCTTCCCACCAGCTAGTAGTTGCCAAATTCACGCCTACCGTTGTTTTTTAACAACTAAGGGTATGTCCTAATAAAATAGTTGTTGCGTAGTGAAGTTTTCTTTAGTAAATTACTAATACGGCAACGGTGCCGTGATTAGACAAAGGAAAAAATCATGAAAGCAATTGACATTCAGTTAAGTAAAGTTGACCAATTGGGTATGTTGTTAGCCCAAATCGCTGACCTAGAAAAACAGGCAGAAATTATTAAGAACGAACTTAAACAACAAGAAGGCCATGTAGAAGGCAATTTGTTTAAAGCTTGCGTTATCCTTTCACAACGTGCGACCGTTGACAATAAAGCCGTATTTGCAGAAGCAAACGTTCCAGCAGAACTTATTGCTAAACACACCAAAACCACCGCAGTAATCACACTCAAAGTTACTTCTAAATAAGGGGCATGGAATGTTGCAATCAGAAAAAGATGCAGAACGGTATTACCAGGCGCAAGCCAAGTTTGAACAACGCCAGCGCATGATTGATAAGGGCTGGGGCGACCGCAAATCTTATGACGAATTATTAGCGCATGAAAACAAGGTAAGAAAGGATAAACAAATGAAAGAACTAAAGGAAATTTTACTTAGCGGACTTTTGGGTTTTGTAATTGCCGCTGTTGTTGTATTTACTTACGGATATAGAATAGGAGTGTTCCATTCATGAAAGCCGCCAAAGACGTATTTGAAAATTGGTATTCCTCAAACTTTACACACGAAAAAGGGGATGAAGATATAAAAGCTTTGTTTCGTGAAGCTTTTGAAGCTGGCATGGTTTCCGGTATTTATTTTATAGAAACCAATACTTCAACATTTGCAGAAAAAATGACTGTTGACTATAAAGGATTTGATAATGAATGACCACATTTGGACCGCCGCTGGAACCGACATTACTATTCGCTGGCGTTTATCTGGCTGGGTTCCGCCATCAGAACTTCAAGAATATAGGGATAAGTGGAAGTATTATCAAAACCTTCCACTTCGTAGCTTAGATGACCACGCTAAAGAACAATACGAACACGTACTACGTAAGGCTAAAGTAGCCCGTATTCGTTAATATTTACGCATATTAGGTAGGGGTGCCGCTTTTTGGCTGGAACCCTTACCTTCAGGCTTGTGGGCCTTTTCCATAGGTAAATTAATATGCTTGTCTAGTTTTTCTTTTAATCTGGTCAATTCATGTTCTGTGTGCTTTTCATGTTCACGCAAAACGATGTAATGTGACTTTGGCGAATTGCCAAGCTTGCCTTCAACTTTAAAATTTGTAGCCATGTTATGCCCCTAATATTTGCAATGCGTTATTAATTTTACCAATTCTGTCATCTAAACCCAAGGTACCGCCGTTAATTCTTTTAGTCATTTCGGTGTAATCTTTAAAATCAGCGAGGGCATTTAGCCCTTTTTTGTTCCAAAACCAGCCAGCCGACATAACAGCCCATTCTGGCTGTACCAAGAGTTCAGGATTCGATAACAGGTCTTGCTTGATAGCTGAACCGCAGAACGCATAGTTATCCTTGCCAGTAAGCTGTATTACGCCCCTACCGTGGTATTTCCATCCATCTTCGTATTCTGTATTGCCCATGCGCCCAGCATAGACCTTATTGGCTATTTTTTCTGGGTTGTTCGCATACTGTTCAGCCATGTTTCTATCAGGAAATCTACTGGGCCAAACACGCATAAGTCCATCAGCGGAGTAATGAAGGTTTTCTTCCAAAACTCTAAAATTATTAGATTCATGTTGGCATTGCCCTATAAAAGCCGCTTGTCTTTCTGGGGTATTAATGTCGTACTTATCAAACGTGTTTTGTAACGGTTCTAACCACTTTTGGTCAATCCCTAAAGCAACTAATTGGTCATTATTCATTTAATACTCATTTGTTCGGTCAGCCACTTCTGAAGTGTCACGGTTTGTAAGGTTGTGATTGCACAGTCGGAAGCAAGTTGATTGTAGGCGGCGATTGCATCAGATAACTTGGCGGTTGAGGAAATGCCGGACATGGCACCGGTACTGGTTGGCTGGCGCACCCCGTTAGCATAATACTGGCGTAACAAAGCCAATTTCGCATCATATTCATCTTTGATTCCTTTATTAGTTATTTCTTGTTGCTTCTTAATTGATTCATTTTCCGCAATTTGTTTTTCTGCCGCAATACGGACCTGGTCTTTGTAAATAGTAAAATCCCTATCCCTAGTATGCCAGCCAGCGAAAAACACACCGCATATAAATACAAGACATAAACCAATTTTGATGTAATTTGCATAAGGTATCATTGTTGTTCTGGTTCAGCACCAGCCATGTGTTTACCAGCTACGGCGGCGGCACCGGAACCTGAAACAATGCCAAGTGCGCCAGCTAGTTCTGTAAGACTAATTTCTTTGCCAGAATAAATTAAATAAATTGCGGCACCCGAAACCACCAAAAAACCAAGCATCCATGCCCAACGTGCAATGTCGTGGGTTTGATTATCTTTGCCTGTAAGAATATGGGTAAAGATTTCGTTCATTTTTTTGTAGTAATAGTATCTGAACCTTTGGTAACAGTAACTTTATCGCCATCAACAGTTACAGACATTGGGGGTTCTTTGTCAGCTAAATGGTCTAATTTTTCAATCAAATTTTGAATAACAGCAAATTCAGGTTTTTCTTCTTTTTCCGTAGTCCCTGATACTGCGTTCATCATATTGATGATAGCCATAATCGCACCGCCAGCCATACCAATAACAGCGGCAATTTTAGAAGAATCTAAAAATATGCTTGCGGCAACGCTGATGACAATAATTGCTGTAATGTAAGCCAATCCATGTTGCCCAATAGATTTGCCAGCTACTTCTTTTGCGGATTCAAGTTGTTCGTTCATTTTTTATTTAAAAATACATCAACAATAATAGTAATAAAGCCACCGACTACAGATGCTACTCCCATTAAAGCCCATAAAGAACCTTTAGAACGTTCTGCCATAGCTAAAAGGGTTTTGATATCATGGCGCATTTCGTTCATTTCACGTTCCATTGCTTCAACTTTTTGCCACATTACACCGACTTTAACTGGGTCAATATCTACCATACATCACCTATTATGTTTTCATGATGTACGCTAATGCGTAGTATGGTGGAAGATTAGCATTAGTTCCGCTTACACCGGCAGTATTAATAGAAATACCTGTAAATGCGGTATCTGTAGTTTGACTTCCGCTTCTTACACCAACTTGATTACCTGGTTGTCCAGCAATAGTTGTACTAAAAATTCCGTGAACGTGGCCTGGGTCATTAATGCTATGTGTATGGCTTACTACAATTGCATCAGCAGAACCACCAGTTGCGCCAACTGCATAATTATTACCGGCGGCAATTACAAATCGGTCACGTAAGTCAGGTGTTGAATTTGTACCATCACAAAGCACATAACCTGAAGGAATAGAACCAATACTTCCTGACCAAAAAATGATAGCGCCAGTTGGTAATGCTGGTGCGCTAGATGGCGCATTTTGCAAAATTGGATATAAATTATCTAAGGTTTGTAACGTAGTGCCAGTAGAAGTTTGAATTACAAATTTATAACTGTAACCTGTTTGCATCCAAATTTCATTTGGGGTGCGACCGCTAGAATCCAAAACAATAGGATTGGGATTAGCAACTGTACCGTTGTTGGTAGTGTAAGTTGTCAATAAAGTGCTAGAACCAGCCTGATATTGATAAATTAGTCCACCGTTTAATGGCACACCGTTGTTATCAAAAAATTGTTGGCCATTACCAACTGGGGATAAAAGTACGCTTGCCATAGTTATTTCCTAGAAGTTAATTCACTTAATTTTGTTTTACCCTTAGCAACTTGGGATTTTACATTGGCCCCAACATCACTTAATGCACGTGCAGTACGTCCGGCACCATAGGCACTATACAAGGCCGCTTTAGGACTTTGTGCGGCCGCTAAAGTTGCTATAGTTGTTGCCGCCGCTTCTGGACTTCCAAGAAAATGTGCGCCAGTTCCAACTAATACGTCAGCTATCATTTGTAAACCACCTGGAGTGGTTTGACCCATAGCATAGCCAACAAGCTTATCAATAACGTCTTTGCCACCCACTTTTTCAAGTTCTTGCAATAGTTCTAAACGGTATTGTTTGCTTAACGTGCTTTTGTTTGAAAATACTTGGGCAAGTTTACGAATTGTGGTATCAACACCAGTTTTGTCGCCAAGACTTAAAGCTTTTTCAATTTCACGTTCTAATTCAAGGCCTTTTTCATAATCAGCCATTGTTTTTTCATAATTCTTGTCTTGCTTAACAATGGTTTCTTTAACTTTGTTACGTGTTGTGCTTAATATGCGTTTGGCTTGGTCAGTCATGCTTTGGGAATAAACATCATCCAATCTTTGTTTAAGGTCATCTAAACCACCCGCAGTATGAAGTTCAGGCTTTGATTCCCATTCGTTCAAAATAGCTTCAATTTCTTTTACTTTACCCATTGTTTCAGGGCCAGCCTTGGAAGCTTCTACGCCACCAACACCTTTAGATTTAAGCGATTCCAAAGTTTCATTAAATGCTTCACGAATAGGTTTAAAGTCTAAAAAGACTTGATTGCCTTTGGTTGTTTGAATACCTTGTTGATACGCTTGTTTTCTATTTTCTTTAACATTTTGTAATGCTTGGCGTACATTACTTACAACATCCGGTGCTGAAACTTCACCTTCTTTTGAATAACGTAAAATTGCTGGGTTCTTTTCAAATCCAGCCGCATACGCACGTTTAGTGTTATATGGGCTTGCAGAAGTTAATTTGCCACTTATTTCAGAAAGCAAATTGCCAGCGTTTTCAGCAGTTGCAACTTCACCAATTTTGGCGGCAGTAGCTTTAGCGCCACGTGCTACATATGGTGCGGCCTTAAGTGCGGCGGCATTAATAAACCATGCGGCATCTGACTTATCCATACCAGTATTATCAGCAATCCATTGGGCGCCACGGTCAGCGTGTTCACCAACGTAATCCATAATTTGATGGGTAGCTTCAGCGTTATAAACAGGGTCTTTAGTAATTCCAAAAGCTTTGCCAACTGGTCTATCAAAATAGCTAGTTGCTTTTTGCAATGCTTCTTCTGCAACTTTAGTATCACCAATACGGTCAATTAATTTAGCTACTGGTTCTGCAACAAATTGGGCTGTAGCCGGAATAGCATTTAAAACTGTATCAGCGGCAGAAGCAAATGTTTTAGCTAGGTTGCCAGGGGCTTTCTTAACTTCTTCATACATGGCACCCATTTCTTGTGCGGCAGTAGGCCCTTTGGGATTGTATGTAGATTTAAAGCCAGGTACATCCGTGTCTGCTTCTACGTCATATGGGGTTGGTTCATAAGGCAAATCTGGATTAATTTGAACATGAACTGGGTCTTTAGCGCCATATGGACGGTGCAAACCTACTTGATTTAATAATAAGTCTGGAACCCGTGGGTGAATGTCAATTGCATCACCTTTTTCATGACGGCTTTTGCCAGGTTCCGCTACTAAATTAGGATTTTTAATGCGGTCTAAATAAAGCTGACGTTGCTGTTCTTTAGTTCTATAACCGCTAGTAATAGGCAAATCTTCGCCTTTTGGGTTTAATTCTTTATTGTTTTTCCACAATTCCCGCAACGCATCAACACGTTCTTTAAGGTCAGGCTGAAGGTCGGAAATATCTGGACCTTGTGCCGTACTTACTGAAATAGGTTTAGCATTGGCAAAAGAAGCCGGCGCTGGCCCTACGGTAACGCCAACTTTATCAGTACCAGAATAGGGTGTTTTAAACCCCGGAATGTCATCATCTAATGTTGGGTCAGCCATTATTGATATAGACCTTTTTCTAAACGGTAAAGAACTTTAGCTTTATTGTCGAGTTCTTTATATTCATCTTTTGTCATTGTTGAATGAAGTTCTGCAATACGTCTTTGCTTATCAATTTCTGGCAAATTGGAATTTTCAATGTCTTGTTGTTGGAAAATACGTGGGTCATAATTTTCTGCCCAAGCTTGTTGGAATTTAGTTGCCAAAATACGGCCATTAATATCGCCATGCTTTTCAACAAATTTTTGCAATCCGTTGTTATATTTTTCAGCAGCCACGGCATCAGCTTTAACTTGTTGCATAACACCAGCCAATGCTTTAGGGTCAATTTTTTCACTACCACTTAATTTAGCGTTTAAATCTTGCATATGGTCAGTTTTTGACAATCCCATAACTTCAGCATTTCTAGCTTGAATTGAAGCAACGTTTTTGACTAATGAATCTAAATCAGAATTGCCCCATGCGTATTTACCGCCAGCTTGTAAAGTTTGATAAAGCTTAGAACCACTTGCGCTATTAATGTATTCTTCAACTTTGCGAATTGGTTGCTGAATATCTTTGGCCGCTTTAAGACCAGCACCAATAGAATTAACCATTTCATCGCCTTTGTCATAGACTTTTTTCTGGGCATCATTAAGATTAAACCATGAAGGGTCTTGAGTATATTTAAGACCAGCACCATAGTTAACAATAGCTGGCATACGTTTTCCAGTTTCTTCCGTTGTTGGTTTAGGTGCTGTAGCACCTGTTGTGCCACCAGCACTATATCCACCAGTACCGCTACCAAACTGCGTTGGGGTAACACTAGGTGCTTCACCCATAACAGATGGTCTTGTAACAATTGGAACGTCTGCACCACCAATTTTAGACATTCCAGCTTTAGGTGCAAATGCTTCAATTTGTTGCGGTGTTGACATAAATTCATTACGTGCTTGATACAAAGCTTTGTTAAAAGCTTGTCCAGCCGGAACATTTTCTAAATTACGTAAAGCTGGTGCAATGTAAGGTTTTAATTCTGGCATTTGTTCAGCAAGATGAATCATGCCTTTTTTAACTTCTTCTGGGTCTTGTGTACCAGCGGCGGCGTGTGCGCCATAAAAAGAACCCATAACGCCACGTGCTGTATTGGATAAATCCATTTTGGCTTTGGTAGCTTCAGTATGGTTTTTAACTAAACCATTAATTTTGCTTGCATAATCAGGGCCGCTAATAGGGGCAATAGTAGGCAATACAGTATTTACTTTGTCCAAATCATATTGTCCATTTTCATCTTTGCTATCAGGACCAGATAAAAAGCTTTGTACCAATGGCAATTCTTTAGCCTTTGCATGAGCCATTTGTGCTTCACGTTGGGCAATTTGTGTTTCAGCCCCGTAAAGACCCATTTTCATCATATCGCCAAGCGACATATAATTTGATTTTGGATTTAAATCCGTAGTAAATTCAGCCATATTATTTCCTATTAAACCGGTACAGGCGTTGGGGTTGGCGTGTTCATTTTATTTAAACCATACAACATAGCGTAGTTGCTAATATTGTTTAAACCGCTTGTGTAAGCATTAGCAGAACCCATAGTTCCAGCCGCTTGTGCATTACCAATTGATGAAAGCGTATTAGAAACGTTTGCAGAAGTACCAGCGGCCGCATTTGCAACCGTTTGATTTGCTTGAGTACCAATACCAGTTAAAGCATTTACGTTGCTAACTACGTTTGAACGGTTAACTTGATAATTGTTAAATGCGTTTTGTAAAGCATTTCCAGCATAATTTTGGGCAAAAGTATTAGCGCCTTGGATTTCATTGCCGCTTAAATAACCACCGCCAGCATTAATTTGTGCATTTGTTTGACCTATACCTTGAGTTAATCCAAATTGATAATTTGGCATTAAAGCAGTTAAATCGTTCATTGTTGGATTAGCAGTCAAATAACCGCTATTAGCCAAATTTGTATAAAGTCCAAGTCCAGTTTGACCAGCGTTCATGTATGGCTGATTTTGGCCCAAAATGTTGTTATACATTTGTTCGTTGTATTGAATACCTTGATTAGCGGCATTGGCGTATTGACCAGCGGCATTTTGTGAAGCTTGGGATGACATATATGCCCCAACTAGGGTAGTTCCCCCTACAATTGCGGCGGCGGCTATAAATGACATATTAATTACCTTTCAATAACTTATTCTGAAGTTCTAATGCCCAGTCTTTCAGATTGTTGCCGGAATCAAAAAGTGCCTTTTCGTCAGGTTCAATTAATTCAGCTTCAATATCATCTAAATCAGTTTTATCTGTTCTATGAACAGTTACACCAATAGAATCCATAGTGGCTAAAGTAACCCTTTTAGTCCCTACTTTGCACTCAATTATATCGCCGGCAACCAGCTTTTTCATACCTTTTTCTGTCCAAGCTATAATTTCGCCTTTTGCACACAAAAAGAAATGTTCTTTTTTATGAACTTTGCCAACAATCAAAGTACCAGCGCTTCTAAATACTTTTCTGCAATACATTCCATCTGAAAAATAATGTTCAGTAACCACATTAGCTTGTGGCATTTTTGATATTTCTTCTTGCAAACGGTCTATTTGTTCTTTATTAGGAACGTTTGCATTTAATTGTTCAATAATTTCGTTCATGGATTGTAATAAGGCACTTTCATTGGTTGGCCATTAACAGTAATGTTAATAAATCCAGCCGGATTAGAAGGTAGATTTTCGGAACCTTTTGTAGCTGTTGTAGCTGAAGAAAAGTTTAGCAAATTCAAAAAATACTGTTGCCAAGCACGTGTTGGGCGCTTGGTTTGTTCATCAACTATGGGCGACTGGGGATAAGGGTTGCTTTGAGTATTAGTCCATACTCCATTGTTTTGTGTAGCCATTAGTTAGACCCCGCATCTGCTTTGAGGTTGGCGGCAATAATGACTGCTTTAACTGGGTCGGTTACAACAACTTCAAATACCCTATCCCGTGCAAATCCTAATCTGCGCCAAATGGCACGGTTTTTATAGGCACCCTGAACACCAATAGAAGTCCAATGTTCATTAGACCAAGTTGAACCGCCGTCATCTGACCAACGCAACATGGCTTGTGGCACTTCATTGGCCGCAAGGCCATTAGACAAACCTACGCCTGGTTGGAAATAAATCTGTAATTCGTGGAAATATTCACGTTGGTAATCACTAACCAGATGGGGGCATCTGCGAACCCGGCGTATTTCATTGCCATTGTCGGTGTAATTATTTTGGTCCAACATATAAATTAGACCGTTTTGGTAATCACCAACTAAATTCATGTTTTGGAAGTTAGCTTGGCAATTAGAACGATG